GCATCATACAAGTGATCTTCTGCCTTGGTGTCAACATCCTCTGGATTCTTTTTGTCCAGTGGGATGCTTGGTATCTGTGCTATAGTATTTACACAGTTATCCATGAATACTAACATAGGCTTTTCAGTAAACTCATCTACCTTCAAGCGTCTGTGTATTTCGTTTTTACCTGCGATACGTGAGCCTCTTGAGCGATCAGAGGGCCGCCATCGACAACCCTTCATGTTCATTTGCTCTGCTAACGATGGCCCAGTATCGCCACGGTTGTGCCACAAAGAACTATCAAGCACACCGTATCTCATTCCTCCATCTTCAGCTTCTGCTTCTAATATCATATCAGCTAAATCTGTAGCTGTTACTTTAGAGACATACATCTCTCTATAAACTATAAGCTGCTCATCAGGAGATACAGTAAACCAAAGAACGCCAGTGTAACTGCCATAACCGTAGTCACACGCCCTAAAACGTACCCACGACTTAGGAACTTCAAAGTGTTCGATAACGTGGGTAGTTCTGTCAAATTCGGGAAATGCTGCTCCCTCGTTAATATCCCAGTTTCCTTCAAGGAGTTGCTTCCTCTGATGCTCTGGTAATGATAGGAGCATGGCCTCATAGTCACCCTCTTCGGCAAGGTATGGATTATCGAAGAGTGACGCAGGAATAAACCTACGCTTAAATAAAGGCTGACCTTCCTTACTGTGTCCTTTAGGGAAAGTGATTGTTTTGCCAGTTTCAATTTCTGTAGCCCAAAAAGGTTTACCTGCAGGTGCAGGGTCTATAAACATTTTCTTTACCCAAGCATGTCCTGCCCCACCTGGGTTTGTTGTAGCCCTCATGTACAAGCCTAGTTGTTTACCTGCTGCACTACGAAGACGTGATCTCATATAATCCCAAGCGTAAGGTGTAGGCCATTGAGTGAGTTCGTCAAATCCAATCCAGTTAAATGCCTGTCCTTGATACCTAGTGACATCTGTATCTTTATCAAGATAAGACATCCATAACCGTCCACCTTTAGGAGAAGTCCATTGAGACTTACGCTCTGACCATTTGATTCCCGGAATGGCACGAGGGTACAACTCCTGTGATTTCTGTATTAGTTCCCTTAGTTCTTCAGTTGTGTGTCGTACAAGGAGTCCAGAGAAGTTGGGATCGTTAAGGCCGTGCAATGGGTCTGCTAACATAGCATATGATTTGCCACCACCTGCTGCCCCTCCATATAGAACTTCTCTTTCAGAAGAACTCAAGAAAGAAGTTTGTGGACCTGCATTCGGTTTGAATACTACGTCTTGTGCTTCTTCTACGTCATACTCAGGTGCTGCTACCTGTACTGGGATAGTTTCAGTCTGGGGGGCTTCTATCTCCACAGGCTTCTGAGTAGGAACCGACTCCTTGAGTTTCGAGCTTCTCGATTTCCGAGAGCGTTTCTTCGAGCCACTTGGCAAGCTTGCGCTTAATGACAGATGCTTTTTTACGTTTTTGCTCAACTTCTATTCTCTTCTTTAGACCATAGTGAGATATATATCGGCCTGTTTCTTTACTCAACCATTGTGCTACTGCTCTGTAACTATACTGCTTGAGGTGTTGCTTTGCGAGTTCCAACGCTTCTAACTCATGCTCAATAGGCATAAGCAGCTTGTCATTATCTGGATGTACCTGATAGCCATAAGGAACCTTTTTCCTCATTCTAACAATTACATGCCAGTGTTTATCTTTCGGTGGTTTTGGTAGTTCCCAAAAACCTAAGTCTCTTTCAGGTATTATTCGTTTTCGCCTTCTTTAGGTGGTAAATAGAAAATGCCACCGCCAGAGGTGACATCTACTTTATCTACCTTACCAAGCCCTGCTCTGTCAAGCAAATCTTTGGCAGCTACCATCTTTTCTTTAATACCTAATTCCGTAGGATCGTACAGCGCACCAACCATAGCCATAGCAGCTTTTGGTGCAGTACGTGCAAAATATGTGCGAGTCTTCTCACCGATCTCATCTTTTAGAGATTCAACAATCGCTGCAGTGTTACTGTTATCACCGTAACCTGCCAATTTTTTAGCAGCGACAACATCACCATTAGCTTCATCAAATAGTACATCTAGAAACCGCTGCTGTTTATCTGTTAGATTTCTCGCCATATATTGCTTCCCTTATCTGTGACCGACCTATACCTAAGTCGTTTAATTCCCTGTCGGTCATCATGTGCATCATACGAAAGTCTGCACGTTTTTGTTGTCTAATGCAATGGTTATGCCATAATTTTTTTATTAAGTTTTTCATAGTACTACTCCTGTTTTGTACAGGGGTAGTTATACTTAAAACTAGGTCAGGTAGTAGTACCTATTATTGCATACCCGATATGCTATTTGTGTCCTTTTAGTGGTCTAGCAGCAGGAGCTAAGAAACCACCTCTTGACATTTTCTTCAGACCGCCTTTGGCATAACCTTTTTTCATCATGCCACCTTTGTTCATCTTGCCTTTACCGTCAGCAGCATAGAATGGAACTTTCTTTCCATCCTTCATTACCATTTTTAGTGGCTGACCACCTTTTGCGTAGCCTTTCTTTTTCATATTCATACCGCCTTTTGCGTAGCCTTTTTTCTTCATCATTGTTCTTGATCCTCACTATATAGATTATTAAACACTCGTTGCGTATCCCATACGTAGTCTACGTTTTCTTTCGAGTTAAACATATGTTGATTAGGTTTAAAGTCTGGCGCACCTTCACCAGTTTCAAACCAAGCCGGGTGAGTTACTCTCACTCTATTATTGGGTAACGCAACTATGTTACCAGTATAATCTCCTGCATCTAGTAGTTCTAATACATGAGACTGTTTGTGCTGCGCTGGATCATCAGCGACTTCATTATCTGTATAGTCTACCGTAAAGTAATATTTAGCAGGGTAGAACTCTCCATCTACTTTAGCTATCCAAGGAGCAGGACTTGCTCGTTCTAGCTTGTATACGGAATGTGTATGAGACATACAATCCCAAGGTTGTGCTAAATATGGTGGTAACTCATTAGGCCATTGTTCCAACGGTGTATCAGCTACTAGTGCGGTCAGTGGCAATCTAGCCCACATAGCACCACCATGTACGTTTGGTGAATCATCTTCATCTGACTCACATCCTGTGAATATTACTTGAAAGCTTAGTGTTCTGTTTGGCATTGTAGTAACGCCAATAACCATAGCATGTAAAAATTCACCGTGGTATTCTTCTAAATTTTTTGTGTACTCTCTGCGTACCCACGCTTTGAAGTACGGTATACTACTTGTAAGAAACGCCATTTACTATCCTTTTTTGCGTTTCCTCCCTGATGCTGTTACAGACCATTTAACTTTACTAGGTCCAGTTTTCTTCCTTGCTTCGGCTTTACTAATTCTACCTGCTACTGCCTTTGGCCTACATGCAGGATATGGTCTGCCCTTGTCTTTCTTACCAGAGCGCCCACACTTCTTGCCTGTCTTTACGTCACGCCAATCTTCTTTGAACCACTTAGTGAGTCCACCTTCAGCGTAACCTCTACGACTTTCTAGTACGTGCTTTGACCTTTGCAACTGTGCCTCCCTTGCTGTAAGTACCACCACGTGCCTTATACGTCTTGACTAACCAAGCACTTCCGTATGCGCTGGGCCATGTTTTAAACTTTTTCTTAGCTTCTGATTTTACCCTAGAGTATAATGCTTTATTTTTTGGTGTTGCCATTATTCTTTACCTGATTTCTATATGCATTTCTAAAAACTGTAGTTAAAAAGAATTGTTGTTTTTGTACTTTATCTATATCAGCAGTGCCTACTTCTGATTCCCATTTTTCTCTTTTAAAAGGTATAATTTGTATTAACGGTGTACCTTTTTTTAGTAGATACTTGTGTGGTGTTTTTGGTCCTGTATATCTAAAAGGAAAATTTACACAACCGTAATAATGATCTGTTTCAACTACACCTTCAAACAACTGGATTGGTATATTAAAAGAATTACTTAAACTTTTAAATCTGCAAGAATATCCTTTAGGTGTTTGAACTACAAACAAATTATTAAATTTGTATACTTGTCTCCAAGGATTATCACCATGAAGTCTTATCTTTTCTTTCAAGGGTTGTGGATCTACGTTTATTTGATCGTCACCATGTTTACCTATAATAGGTTGCCCTTGATCAAAAGCAAAATGATTTATACCACTATAAAAGTTTAAAGATAGATAAGTTCCCTTTTCATTTTCTGCAACTTCAAATTCTATATCACAATGTGTTTTCCAAACGTAACCTTCTGAACAAGCCTCTATTAAAGGTAAACATCTTTTTGCTGTAGGAAAATTATTCTGTTCATTGGGTATAACTTTTATCCACTCAGGTATTGCTTTTGAAGCTTTTACAGGAGGATCTATGGCTCCTTCTACACGTGGCACTACGCCTAGAAATTTTATTTTATTCTTTTTTCGAAACACTTTATGTTCTTCTTGATTTGGTTCCTGAACATTTCCATTTCTTCCTCGATAATCTCAATGGGCTATTGGGGTTTGCTGCTGCCTTTGGGTGTTTTTTCATTTGCCCTGCGCTTCTTGCACAGTATGAATCACCTTTACTTGTTCCTGGTCTGATACGCTTACCACCGTCTTTAGCTTTACCTGCTTGACCGTAGCTTACTTTTACCTTACGCCCTGTTTTAGGGTTGGTAACTGTCTTGGCAAACATCTTGCCTTTACGTGGTGTAGCCATGTTATAACCTCAACTCTGTTAAACCTTTAGTATCACCAATAGTTCCTGTAGGGAATGTATTAAACGCTAAAGATATTCTTTCTTCTTTTCTATCTGATGGCATCACACCATGAGCCATATCAGAATCAAACATAATAATTTGTCCTGCTTGTACTGGATGTTTAACTGCACTATCTTGCACAAGTTGAACTCTTGAACTTATTAAGTTTTGATGATCTTTAAACCATATCGCATCATCATCACTAGTCTTAAAATAAATAACGCCTGACATGAAACTGTTAGGATGTGGATGAAAAGGATGATAGCCTTGACCTTCAGTTATATTAACCCAAGATTGTGTTATCCTTAGTTTGCACTTTTCATCTGGTACAAAATCTTTGAACATACCATCTAGTTCTTTTTGTGCAGCGTCTTTTATGTTTTTAAACTCAGGACGTTCTAGAACATATGTATCCTCAGTGGATAAATTACCTTCATTAGTTCTGTATTTTAATTCTTTTAGTTTGGTAATTGTTTCTTCGTTACACCAACTATTAGGTAGATTATTATATGTTGCTACAAATACATGCTTTGGAAAAAGTTGTCTAAGCGCTCTTGTTACTTCCATGTTACCTCTACAGTGGGTTACTTGCTAATTCATCATACGCTTTCCAAATATCATCAATCTCTGTTTGGATTACGTCTAGCTTGTTTCCTATAGTATCGGTTATTGTAGTTGCTTTGTCAACCTGTGATCTTAAATCTAGTAAAACTTTTTGTTGTTCTAGTATTTGCTGCATATTAGTAGCGAGTTGTGCAAGCTTAGAATTTAGTCCACGCACATCGTTATCTATGATAGCTTGTTCTACTGTCTGTATTCTACTTGTTACGTCTGCTTCTAGTTGTGTTATGTCTTCGTTTAGATTTGTTTCGGCTTCTTGTAATTCTTTGCGTATTGCTTGACTAGCTGTTGTTAATTGATTTGCCGCAAATGTTTTATTTGCTGTTCTATCTCTTTCTGTGTCTGTACTTAACTTAGTCAAGCTTTTTTGTAATTCTGAAATTTGCTTTGCGTTGGTTGAGCCTTTTCCTATTGCTTCTTCTACGCCACCCTCTACGCCATAGAACCTATTGAGAGTATCATAACCCCAATAGACACCACCTGATACAGCAGATAGAACTGGCAAAGCCACAGCAACCATCCAGCCCTTGACATTAAAGCCTCCTATGCTGAACTCCATGCTCATTAGTTAGGCATGGTTCCATATTGTTCTACGTACTCACCAGCTTCAAACAGGTCATCTGCTGACACCATGTCTTCTGTTAGGTAACCCTGCCAGCCAGAACCAAAACCATCGTTATCCCAGTTAATTACAAATTCATCTATATTCTGTGTATACGTGATGGTTGTGTAGTTGCCGACTACAAAGTTATTAACCTGTGCATAGCTGTCGATACTGGCTGTTAGTTCAGTATTATTTGCAGCAGCCATAAATGCACCTGCTTGTTGTGCGTAGTTCTCTACTTGTGCTACGGCTTGGTTGTACGCATCAACTTCAGCCTGATCTATCTGGTATTCTTCCTGACCCATCAAGCCTTGTAATGCAGCTTGCTCTGGTGCTGTGTCGGCTGCAGCAGCAGCTTCCATGATACCAGTAGCAGTTAGTACCTCTGTTGAAGCATCTGTTAGTAAGTCGATAGCTTCACCTAAACTATTCATTGCACCTTGATACTCTTGTGTGAACAACTCTTGTGCGTTGGTAGCGGTAGCGTAGTCGTGGTTCATTACAAGATCGTGTGCTTCTAAGTAGTTGTCTAACTCAGTCTGCGTAATAAGCGCATCATTCATAGCGTCATCTACAATGACACCGCCCAGCGCAGCATAGCCAGTAGCACCTACTGTCATTGTTGCTCCGTCCGTCACCCTGTTCTTTATAGCACCTAGAGATTCAATGAGGTAGTCTATCTTTTGCTGACCTGTCATAGTCAGGTTAAGATCCGTTATCTCCAGTTCCAGCGTTTGAGGAGGTGGTGGCTGGATTAATGGTTCGCTTGTTGCGTTTGCTGCTCCTGAAACGATCACTAATGGACAACTTAGGAGTAGTATCTTCCACAATCTCTTCTTCATCGTATTCCTCTCCGACTCTTAATAGAGTATCCCAAAACTGTTTATCGTCTGCGTAACCTACTACAAATGTTGCAGGGTCTTCACGGTACTTGTTTATTGCCTTCTTGCCCATCAACAATCTGCCAGTACGTGCATCGTTTATAGGGCATGGAGTATTTGCTAACATCATACTCCTAAATACTGTAGGGTCTTGGCACATCACTGAGATGGCTGACACCTGTAATCCTAACCCACCAACCTGTTGAGGTAAGCCCAGCAATCTAGCATTCTTTCTGCGATTGCAGTTGGGGTCTTGTTGCATCTCACCTTGGCTGAGTCCAATTATATTTAATTGTAAGCCTCTGCTCTTCGGGATTAAACAAGAGTCATTACCTCCCCCACCCATCATTGTAGGAGAGATACTCGACATTACCGGGCTGCTACCCGGAGAAGAACCTGCTCCATTATAGTTTGTGACTTGACTTGTATTGTTCGATTCTACGGTTGAGTCTTCGTAGTTATTCGAGAAGTCACCTGTTATGTCGTTACCAGTGTCATTAGTTGTGGTATTATTTGTAGTCGTACCATCATCTATCGGAACTTGTTCCCCTGCATATGCGTGGCAGGTTGTTAGCATAATGAGCCATATCGCTACACATAAGTTCCGTAGCTGCGTCTTTGTGACCGATAATTGCAAGGGTTTGAGCATCTTGGTTTCTCTGACATGCGACATCTCCTACCCTGCATGACGCTGTATAAGTTATTGATTGACAACCAGTAAGTAACATTAGTACACATAGTTGTATGGATAGTTTTGGTTTTGTCAACACTTTTATTTACTGTTCCGTAAAAAGATATTACCTGCAAAAGATACTCGATAATCGTCACTCGTATAAAAAGGATACACACAATGGTTTAGATTTGAAGGAAACATACATATATAGTTCTGCATTTCCTTGCTTATCTTTATGGGAAACTGCTGAGGAGGATGACCATGAATAAAAGCAAAAAAACTACACATATTATTTGCAACATCTGGGTACAGTTTCATCTCTTCTTCTACATCAAAAGGTATCTTGTTCCAAATTACAAAACTTAGAAAGCCTGAATGATTGTGCATAGGATTAAACTCATGTTTTTCCATGTAGTTAACCCATATGTGGTCTATTTTTAATTGTTCTTCTGCAATAAGCTGCGTGTCTCCTATTTGGAAACACTGTCTTAGCGCTGGGTCTCCTTGTATAGTACAAGTAGCCATCCAAAGTAAAAACTTATTTATAGCATCAGAATGTAAATGCTCTGGAACTGCATATTCTTTCTTTATATGCCCAGCTAATCTGTCGTTATACTCGTGCAGATCTTTAAAATTAGTCTCTCTTATATACGTATCTATACCGTCAAACTCTTCTGCTACGTCTGACGGAAGTTTTCCTATAGTTGCCTTAGTAAGTAAGTCAATACTTAGAGGTCTTATCTCTCCCGGGTTTAGCGGTCCTACTCTATCCAACGTTTTTTCTCTTTCTATCTGGATCTAACACTTCATGCCTCTGCAAAAAGCCCTCTAAATACATAGCTCTTTCTACGTGGTCCAGTGTGTACCTCTTTCCTAGCCTAGCTTCCAGCGCCTCACGCACATAAAATACGTCTGACTTAGGTATATGTACTCTTCTAAGCCTTTTACTGTCACCGTCTGCTATAGCATCATAGAACTCTTCTATAACATCGTCTGAACTATACAGTTGTATCGTCATATTGTACCTGGAAAAAGCGGTATCTGTAGCAAACTACGTGTGGGGAGGAGGAGACATGGAGGAAGATACACCCAGAATACCACAGATACCTAGTATAACACAGTTTATATGTTATCTTTATGTTGTGTTACTAAAAAGAAGTATACATACATCTAGTATAACTGTCAAGTTAAACTTACCTATGTCCAACTATTTATTTGTTTTATTATTTATTTAGTTAAAACACTAAAAGTTTAACTTACCTGCTCCTGCTCCGCAGTTATACCCAGAAAATAGGGTCTGTCAAGCATAAAAGTGTACAACTGCGACAATTTGTACCCCTTCAAAAAACCACTTCTGTGTAGATATACGTATACACGTACCCATATACCCGGCGGTGGCCCTCGCCGCCCCCTCTCTTTTTGCTGTATCTTTTGGTTTTGTGCATGTTTTACCTACTAAGTTACTGTTTTTACAGCATAAACTAACTGATATAACCTCAATAGACTACTAAAAAGCGTTGTAATTATGCAACAATTAGGAAATGTGATCACAAATTAAAAAGGATGCACAAAATACATATCCCCTTGTGATCACAAAACAGGAGTACACCCACTTAAAGCAACGACACATTATATATACAAAAAAGGTGTTCTTACTTTGTTCTATATCAACAATGTTAAGTTACTGTTTTTAAACGATAACCAAAATTAATTTACAAAAAGTGAATTTTTTACTTGTGTTTTATGTTGCGGTATGCCCTTAATAGTACATCGAAAGTTGAATAACTTTTAAAAGAGTAACTGAATAAGTCTTGATCCTTTTAAATGCTGACACGCTTTTGACGGATACGGTGAAAAGCCCTATCAAATACCAAAGACTAAAGACTAAAATAAATACTTGACTAACTAAACTAAATACGAAAGACTGAATATAACAAAACAGAATACTTTATC